TATGTTTAGGCTAAGCCCCATAAGTTTATACAGGGCTTAGCCTAAATATAATTAAGATGCACTACCAATAACAGTTTTGGCTTGTGACAGTTGGTTGTTTGTCCGCCTATAAATTTCTGTAGTCGATAACGATTCTGGCGAATTATTATTTTGAACAAATTGAATAACCTTTGGATCTGGTGACTGCTTATCTTTCAACTCTTGCAGTTGCAAATCAGCCGCAAGATTCGAAATGGCATTTGCTTTAGTCAAAGACAAATCAGCCGATAATGTTGTATTTGAGACTCCCAAGTCCATCTTACTCGCGTCCTTACGGAACTGAGTTAGGTCGATTACAGGAGTAATAACCGGTGACATATTAACGTCTGTTGATAGAATATTACCAACATTAGACATCGCTTCATTTAATTTAGAAACAACATCGCGTGACATGTTAGCCGTACTATCAACAACAGTGTCAGCTAAACTTACTCCTGCTGTAGATACAAGTTTCTTATTGTCTTCTAAACCAATGGATAAACCAGTAACAACATCATTACCAATTCCAATAAATACCTTAGATGGAGACTCAGATTGAAGAACACCCTTAACTCCATTAATAAGCGCGCCGCCTAATTTCCCTGCAGCTCTTTTTACAATGGCTGGAGCATCTTCAAGACCTAAGGCAATACCGTCAACAATAGCATTTACCAAATCTTTACCAGCATCGTTAAATTTTTGCGCATTATTAGTAATATAAAGTGTTAACTCAGTGACAAACCTTAAAGCTGTATCGCCAGCGGCTGTTACAATTTTATAAGCGCCATCGCCAAGTCCTGTAACTAAATTAGTTATTAATTCAACGCCAGCATCAATAATCTTTTGGTTATTATTGTCAAGTTCTGTAATAAAAGCTGTAATTAAATCGCCAATTTTGGTTACAAACTTTGGAATGTTTTCCTTCATACCATCAAGGAAGCTGTTAATTAATTCATAGCCAGCATCAACATATTCTTGTATATTAGTTCGTAAAACTTCAATTCCAGCAGCAATTAATTCTTTTATCATCTCTTTAAATGCTGGAATATTATTACGAATAGCTTGAATTAATGAAGCAATAATCGTGTCAAGTGCTTCTGTAATTTTAGGTCCGGCATCTCTAAGGACCACAGCAAGCGCAATTAATCCTAAACCAATTTGTTGAATGAACAATGGAATTAACCCAATGATTGTTTCAAACATGGTAACAAGAATTAGCGTTGCTGGAGTTCCAACAACGGCTAGCAAGGCTAAAGCTGTTGCAAATAACATCATGCCAGTTCCAACTAAGAAGAATCCGGCGCCCAACAGTAAGATTGCCGTACCTAACAATGCAAGCGGACCAGAAAATACAGCCGCCACAGCTCCAAACACTGCCACGACACCAGCTAAAGCAAGTAGAATACCAAGACCAGATGCGGCATCATCCCACTTCATATTACCTAAACGAATTAATGATTCTGTCAGTAGGCCAATAGCTACGGCAATTAATAAGATTGCCCCGCCAGCGCCAAGTGCGCCAGGACCTACGACTGACAAAGCAATTAATAAAGCGGATATACCACCAATTAATGCTGCCAAGACGCCAAGGCCCTTAGCTGTGTCGCCGGCATCTAAATTACCTAAAATAACTACAACTCCAGCAAGCAAATATAATGCTCCTGCAATAAGAGCAATTGCGACTCCTGCTCCAGCAGCACCAGGACCCATAGATTTTAAGGAAACCAGTAAAAGCACAATGCCAGCAACAAGAGCGGCCATAATACCTAAACCTCTAGCAGCATCTTCTGGATTTAAATTACCAAGAATAAAAACAGCTCCAGCTAGAATATTAATAGCAACTGCCATAAGCAATAGACTAACCCCAGCAGCAACCGACGTTTTATCTAAAGCCGCAAACTTTGCAAATAAACCAAGACCAGCTAAAAGTGCTCCAACCGCAATCAATCCTTGTGCAAGATCTGCCGCGCTCATAGCGCCAAGTTTAGCAACTGCACTAGCTAATATTCTTACAGCAAATGCTAATAGAATCATAGATGTTGTTGCTGCTACAATTTTAGAGTTTTCTTTGGGTTCTATGTCACTAAGTTGCTTCATAGCTTTTACTAAAACAGTCACAAGAATACCAATAGCAATGATGCCCGAAATGAGGTCATTAGTTGGAATTTTAGCAAGCGCCATTAAAGACAAGACTAAGATTCCGACAGCAATTGCAATTTTAAGAATCATGTTTGCTCTAACATCATTTTGCATCGTCTTTAAGTAGCTAGTTAGTTGATTTAGAATACCACTGAATGCACGAACAAGTTTATCAACACTTCCAAGGAATCGTCGAAGGGTTATATACAAAGCAATAAAGAAACCGGTGTTGACAATAGCTAACACTTCTTGGAAATCAAGACCCTTAATCCATTCGGTAAGTTTCGTCCAAAGAGCGGCTAGAGGTGCGCCAATTCCAGCTAAAGCTTTACCAATTCCTCCACCTGTACCCTTTAACGCATCAACAATATTTGACCAGATCTCACTTACAGTATCACCTGTCGTTGCAAGTTTATTCATATCTCCATTAGTTTTTGATACGCCTTTAATGGAGAATTTAAAACTACTTAGTTCTGTTATTTTATCAAATATGTTATTGATAGCAGTTCTTAGTGTATCAACGCCTTGCATTAATGGGTTATTAGCAGCAAACGGACCAGCCGTAAGCTTACCATTAAACAATGAGTCAACAAGTTGCCTAATGCCCTCAAGGGCTCCAATGATTGGACCAAATGCTGAGTTACCAGTATTCTTTAGAAAGTCAATAGCTTTAGACAGTGCGTTAGAAAATGATTCGCCAAGATTACCGATACCATAGGCCCATTGGTCTGTAAGTTCTCTTAATGACCAAAAGCTACCTTGGAGTTGGTAAAGAAAGTTCTCTGTGTCTCCACGGAGTAACGAACCAAAAGCCATACCGAGCCATTTAAGAGCGGTGATAACTGGAAAAATTGCATCACTAATCTTTTTATAATAGTTTTCAATTGTTGTACCAACAGTGTTTAACCATTTATTAATACTGTCTGCAACGGTTTGTGCTTTATCTGCAAAGTTTGTGAAAACATCTAGGTTGCCGCCAATAGCTCCAAATAAACTTCCAAAAACGCCAAGAATTCCTTTGACAATTCGTATGCCTAATTTGATAACTGTAAAGACAACTGAAAATACAGCGCCTAATATTTTACCAACAGGAATAGCTCCGTTTTTTAAGTTCTCTGTAAACTCTTTAAACAATACAGATAAATTATAAAGTTGCTTAGAAGTCATTGGTGGGAATATCTTTTCAAACGCTTTTTTAATTGGACCTAGTAAATTCTTTAAGATTTGTAAAGCATTACTTAACCCTTTAATAACCTCATCTCTACCGCCTAATTTTTTCCACCCTTTTAACATTTTGGTTAGTTCGGTAAGTGGACCAGTTAACATTGGACTAATTGTTTCACTGATTTTAGTCCAGAAATTTGTTGCTTCGTTAAAATCGCCAATAATTACATTAAAAACGTCAGACCATCGAGAAGCAATACTTTCTTTTAAGACGTTAAAGAATTGCGTTCCAGTTCGGACTTTTGTTGCTGCTTCTTCTGCAGTTTTTGCTTGCTTTTGAAATTTAGCAATTTGTTTGTCAGTTAAACCCAAAGATTTCATTTGTTCTTTTGATAATTCACCAGATTGAATTTTCAAATAATTGGTCATAACGCCAGTTGTTAACCAGTTTTTTTCAAGTGATGCGTTAAAGTTTGTGCTAGCAAGTTTTGCCGCTTCTGTATCTTTACCAAAAGTACCCATAGATTTGCCTAATTCAATTAGGCTAGCTTGCATGTTTTTATTACCCATACCCACGTTTGTTAAAGAACGCCAGTCCATAAGACGAACTTGACCCGAAGACAACGCTTGAGATAACTGATATGCAGCGGCGGCAGCGCCTTGCGCGTTTGTGCCAGATGCAGCGGCTTCGTTAGAGAAACCTTTAATCATCGTTGTTGCGTCTTCAATTCTAATTCCGGCGTTGGTAAACAGACCGACGTTTTTTGTCATTTCACCGAAATTATAAATTGTCTTGTCGGCGTACTCATTCAAATCGTCAAGCGCAGCAGTAACTTGTGGTAATTTTGTTCCGTAACGAGCGGTGTTTGCAAGAATTGTTTGAATTGATCCAAGTTTTAATTCGTAAAGGTTTAAACCTTCGCCAACCTGCTGAATCGTCAAAGATTTTGCAAGGCTAATTCCGGCGTCAACAGCTTTGTTAGTGATGTTTGATAAGGCAGTGATTGCTACTGTGGATAACGCAATAAATTTAGCTGATATACCGTTAGTTGCATTTCCTAAAGTTGCAAGAGAAAATTTGTTTGCTCCTGCTTGTAAATTATTTAAACCTTGCGCGGCTTCATTCATTTGTAACGATTGTTTTAATTTATCAAGAGAATTGATTGAGGTTTGAATATTAGACTCAAACTGTCGATTGTCAAATTTCATTGATACTATTCGTTCTTCAACACCACTCATGCGCGTTTCACCGCCTTCCATATATCGTCGGTTATTTGGTCAAATATAGGTTTAATTGCTGGATTTATAAAGTCTTCTCCAGCGACATAACCACCGGTGCCAGTGCCATGTCCATACTGTAACAAAATTACAACAGGGATGCCATCTTCAATGTTTTTGTTACTCCAAAAAATTTGGTAATAATCTTTTGTTTTTTCAATCTCATAATACCAAGAAAAAGCAGTTTCTTTTGTGTCTTTAGGTGTTGCTTTTTCTAAAGCGTCAACTCCTTTTTCTCCGTTTTTTTTTAAGACGTCCATCACGTTAATTTTTTTCAGATTATTAAAAAAGTTTTCTGTTTTATTAAAAGAACCTTTCGACTCAAAAGATATCATTACCATCCTTTGGTTTATGTGTATAGACGCAAAACGACAACACCGTTTGGAGATGACGTTGCAGAAGTAATACCTGCTGTTCCATAAACTTTTGTAGCTGCGGTTAAGGTATAAGGTTTTGCGCCGCCACCTCCGGTAGCATTAACTGAGTCGACTATTAAATCTGAAAACGGAGGCTTTCGACTTTGTGCTGCGGAATTCTCAGATGGGTAGGCGCCATAAGCTCCAGGTGACGGTATGCCAATAATTACACCATTACCCCAATAGGCAGCTCCACCCGCTCCTCCAGATCCTCCAGTACCAATTGATCCATCCCACGAGCCGTTAAACAACGCCGTGCGGGATGCTGGAACTAAACCTCCGCCGCCAGTCGTTTGATTGCCTTTTCCTCCGGCTCCACCGTATCCAAATGTAGTTACTGATCCAGCGCCATTCGTGATTGCTTTCTTACCGCCAAGCCCTCCAGAAGCTTTGCATGTGTTTGTGTTAAATGAGGAGTATCCACCAGTTCCGCCATTAGTTGCTGCGGTGTAAACAGTCGGAGAGGTTCCGGCACTTGTGCCGGCAGCGCCAGCTGTTCCAACAACCACAGGGACAGAGCTTGGTAGTTCGCTCAAAACTCGATTTCTGATAAGGTGTGAGCCTCCACCACCAGGGGCTCCTCCTGCGGCAATAACTCCTCCGTATCCAGGATTAACTGACCCAACGGTTCCGCCATAGCCGCCAGAGGCTCCAATACACATCACATCGTAATACAAATACCCCATGTCAATGTAATTTTGTGGTGTAAATGTTAAACTTTGTGTAAATATAAAAACCATTGGCGTCAAAGGTCTTTGAGATTCTCCTAAACTAAGTCGCATAAAACACCTCCAAAATTAAGGGCTAGAAATTGTATATGAGTTTGCATCAATAACAGTTACCGTGTTACTATTAATTGTATAGGTTGTAGAATCTACATAGGTTACCGCTTCACCTGTAGCCGTAAATGATCCATCTCCATTATCTGTAATTATAAGAGAAGGCTCAAGTGATTGGTTAATGATTTCGTATACATCTTCTGGCGATGGCATAAATGGAACTGCGGAGGTTGCGCCGGACGGTGTGGTCCCGCCATAATATAACCAGAGTTCAATATAGGTCAGCGTAACCGAATCAATTTTTCGTGAATCTAAAATTATATGGTTTGTTGGCGTCCCGTAAGGCACGGCAACTGGAATTCCAGTTAAATCCCATGCAAAAGTGCTGGGCGTTCCAATATTGGTTGTGCTGGCAAAGGTTTTGTTAGAGGGGATGGCGTTTAAGTTATACAATAAATGTAATTTATAATGACCATTACCAGTCTCATTCACACCGTTACCAATTTTAGTTCTATAAGATAAACTAAAAGATTCTCGTTTTTGATTTTCGGCAAAGTAGCCTTGCGTTAATTCAGTTAGACCTTCAAGTCTATAAACTTCATCGGGATAAGTATAAGCGTTTAATGTTCCGTTATACTCTCCAACTTGTTGTGTGTCTAAATACTTAACTCCATCTAAATAATAAGGAGAACGTGTTTTGCTAGATAGATCTTCAACGACACTTGTGATTCCGTTCCATGGAACTGCGGTTCCGTCGGTTAAATAAAGAACGCCCCGATCAACTCCAGTCTCGTATGTTTTTTCCGTGTCAACGTCCCACACAATAGCCATTGTTCTCCTTTCTATCCGCTAGTATTGAGTTGCGCTTTTCTTTGCGCATTGAGATCTCGGTTTCTTTGAGCTAATTCATTTCTGCTCATCTTCTTTGGTTTAGCGCTTTTTAGGTTACAAATTTTAATTAATGTAAACAATCTATTTAAGTGCCAAGTTTCACATTCAAATGGAATGTTAAAAACAGTTAACCAGTAGTAAATTAATTCAGACGTAATTGTCTCAGATGATTTTGGCGCTGTTGCGTCATCTCTAAACCATGTAGCAGACATTTTGGAATTTATGTAATTGTTAATGTCATTTAAATTACTTTCAGAGAGTCTGTTCAAAACCTCCGGAGCAATGTTTGGCGTAAGAGTCATACATTGAATGTATGAAAGAATTTCCTCTGCCGATTTTTCATCATAACCAAGGAAACTTTTCTCCCATTTTGACTCCCACAGTGAAAGTGAGATCAGGGAATGTTCAAAGTCAACAACTATGTCGCCAACTGTATCAAACTCTTGAGTTTCATTATTAAAAACTTCTGTACCAAGAATTGTTAATGTGAGCATTCCCTGACCTCCTTCCTTATTTATATTAAGTGGTGCGAGTGAACGACCAGTCGTCGTCAGATCCAGCAGTAAACTTGTATGCGCCAGTCGATGGAGTTGCGCGAATAATAAGTGTACTGAGGGACGGAATAGCAGCCATAGCGCCGGCAACAACAATAGCGTTGGTGTCTGCGCGACGGTACGTAACACCGGTAACTGCAGGAATTGTAATAACTCCTGTAGAACTAACAAATGTTGGCGACGTTGGCGTAACCGCGGTTTGTGCGCCAGCAAACATTGTGATTACTTCGTCAGGCAACGGCAAACGTGCGGTTGTACCAGCCGTACCGTACAGAGCATCCTCAAGTGTAGAAAGGTTGCCTGATGTAACCTTGGTCGAGTCAATTGTTAGCAATGAGGTACGCTTCAAGCCTGTGACATCTACCGCCGTAGTCATAAATTCCCAGCTGAAAGTCAAAGCCTCAGGAGAATCGTTGATTGTGGCATAAGCCTTTTCGCTCGGCATGGCCTTTGCACCGTAAACCAAGTGCAACTTGTAACCGGCTTCCTCTGTAACGTCATTACCAATGCGTGTACGGTAAGAAAGACCAAAACTACTACGAGTTTGTTGTCCAACACTAACACCGTTTTGCGGGCTTGCCGTACCATCGCATTGTTCAAATTGTTGCGGATAAGTGTAAGCCTCAATAGTTCCACCAAACTCTTCGGTGGACACCAAGTTCAAGTACTTAATGTTATCTGCGTACAAAGGTGTTTGTTCTGCTCCTGAAGGAGATTCCGTAACCGTTGTAAGTCCATTCCAAGCATATCCAACGCTATAAACGCCAGAAGTTGGAATATAAAGAACCCCACGGTCGATGCCGTTTTCAAACTTACGTTCCGACGTTTGGTCCCATAAAAGCGTAGCCATAATTCTTCCTTTCTAGAAGAAAAGTGTAAAAACTGTATGATTTAACCCGTCTTTTATAAATGCTCGATTAAAAGAGCATAAAGATAACTGTAAAATTTTATCGGGTACATTACTATCTGGATTTCTATCAATAACTGTGACTGAGTAACGTTTTTTGTAATTGTATAGTTTATTGCTTGCATACTTTGTGTTATAATTATCTAAATTATAAACAATGCAAGGATACTCCATTTGCACGTTACTTGGTGGCTGAAAATATACTTTATCAGTTGTCAGTTTAGATTCTAATAAAGTTTGCAACTCAAGCCGCCTAGGGTCTGGGGCCATTATAAACACCTCCCAAACGAAGGAGTAGACGGGGACTTTGCACTTCAATATCTGAAACAACCCACAAAGTCCCCGCCCACTGAATATAACGCATGGCAAAGAAGTGTTCATTGGCATAGGCATCAGCAACAATACTTATAGAATTACCTACTGTAAGATCGCTATTTAAATACTCTGAATCTTGCAACTTACGACTATTTTTTACCACGTCTCCATAGTAATAATACTCAACAATGGTGTCTTCCCATACACCAGGGGCAGATTCAACAGTTTCTCCATAACCGACCTTACCATAAAACTTCGCCATTATATTCCTTAATTAGGCAGTACGAGTAAATGACCAGTCAGCGTCAAAGTTGTGCGGGAAGTAGTAGCCAGCAGCTGGCGTAGCTTCCACAGTGACGGTTGCGCCGGCAGCAATTGCAGTTTGTGCTCCAGCAGTAAAGGTCGTTCCGGTAACACCATTCTTGTAGATGACATGAGACGTTGACGGAATAGTCAAGACACCAGTTGAAGTAACAAACGTTGGGATGCCAGGTGTAACCAAACTACCAGCGGTTCCACGAGAAACAGCAATAGCTGTCTTGAACTTGGTGAGAGTACCAGATACACGGGTCTCAATCAAGTACTTGTACTGGTTGTAATCGATGTCAAAGTCATCAAACATCGAGATGTTTCCACCGCGGTCGGCGCCAAACGTGTAGTCGCTCATGTTAACAAGCACGCAAAGGAGGTCTCCAGTGTTAGTTTGGACACCTTCCATTACGGGAACTGTAACAATGTTAGATACACGCAAAGCGGCGGCCAAATCAGACGTAGTTGGGTAAATACGACGACCAGTGGTGTCCTTAACCAACAGCAACGAGGTGAGCAAAGCTTCCGTCGTGAACATGGTAGGGTTGCCCAGCCCGCGGTATGCGGGACGAGCGTTTACAATTGCGTCAACAATTCCATCGCCAACAGTACCGTTTGCAACGGTTACCTTGTGCGTGTAGAAATCGTCGTCAAAAGCAATTGGACGAATGTTGGTCTCGTTTACCTTGTCCTCATCGTCAATCTCACGACCATCGCCAACCAGTGCGGCACGAGCAAGTTCCTCGTCAAGCATGATTCGCATTTCGGCCTTCAACCAAGCAACAACGTCAAGATCAGTAATGTCGACAATGTCGTCACGGTCCAACTTCTGCTTCTTGTAGATGGTCGTCGGAGTCGTGACTCGCTTCGACAAAGCAAACCATTCATCCTTCTTCAGGCTTCCCTTAACATATCCCTTTGCACGTGCATCATCAAGCGTGATGTCAGCAGACATGGTCTTGATACGTGAGAACGGGTTCTTCTTAGCGCCGTTAATAACAACACTAACCCATTCCATCCGTCGTGCAACCCACTCCGGAGATCCGTCGATGGTCTTTGCGTCGGGGAAAAGGTAATCGATGTTCTCGATGCCATACTCTACGGCGTGAGCAAGAAACGATTCCTTAAAAGATCCAAGCTTTTGCGCATCTTCAACAATAGTAGATAGTTGCGCGTGAGTCAAACTTGGACGGTCCTGCTGTGAGGAGCTTCCAGCCTGCTCGAAAACATTGTGGCTCATCTGTGTACCTTTCTGATGTTCAAGAACGTCTTCTGTAACGTTCTCTGTAGGTGCTACTGGCAAGGAATCGTTCTCGGTAGACTCATCCTCGTTTGCGGGGGTTTCTGTAATAATTTCTTCAGACACTGCTTCATCCGTGACAACAGTTTCATCTGAATCAAGACCGGATTGTTGCATTGTGTTACCACTTGCTTCTACGGCTGCGCCAACCATGAAATAAACGACGTCTTTTTGTTCTTGCGTAAAGCCATCGTAAATTTCTTGAACGGTTTTGCCTTCTGGTGCGTTTGAACTTGTCGTTCCAGCTTGGTGCTCGAGAGACAAACCAGTATAAATAATGGCTTCGTCTTCAAGATCTTCAATGTCTCCATCTGAGTGACGAATACTTACATTGTCAATAAGGGCTCCTGGATTTGCTCCAGACAACACAAGACTAACTTCTCGAATCACTCCGTGAAGCACATTCTTGCTCTTCTCAACAAGTTGGTTAGCATAGATTGACAAAGAAACAATGTCGTTATGTTGCACGAGAGCTTTTGCATTCTCTGCCGTTGGCGTAGAATTAAAAAAACCATGCGCATAAACGCCATCAGTACGTGCTTCAAGTACAGCGTGGCCAAGAACGTTAGTTGGTTCATTGTGGCTGTGTTGCCATACTAGTGGTACAGTTAGTCCGTCCATATGCTTAAACGCATCGGGCATAATTGTCCGACCGTCAGAGCACTTGAGACCTGCTTTGGTGGCATAGCCACTAAAATCAGCTTCCATTTTGACAGTCTCCTTTCAGTTAGTGTTTTAACGGCCAGACGCCGTTGGTGGTGTTTGAGTAGTTACATCATCATCAACGCTGTCTGTTGTTTGTATTGACAACGAGTCTGTCGATTGTTGTTGTGGCATGTTACTATTCACAAGTTGATCAGCTTTGGCTTCCTTAGATGGCTTAAACCCAATAATAGATCTCACTTCGTTGGCTGTTAAGATTTCATTTCGCGTAAACTTATCAGCAATGTCCGCAATACTATTAATTGGGACCAACTTAAATGGATCTCTAAAGAACACAATAGATTGTTTTTGTGAACGAGCAGTTTTTGTAAGAAAGGTTCTACGCATTGCTTCTGCAATTGATGAAAGAATTGGTTCAATGGTTCGAGCATGATAATTTAGCATTGCTGTCTCATCGGCCGTTCCGTTCATGATTTCAGCTGTTAAACCAAGTTGTCCATATAGCATAGTGGTCAAGTATTCAACCTGTGCTAGCAAATTGTTTTCGGCGGGCCTATTTAATTGCGTAATTTTCTCAGTACCGTCTGTATATGCAATGCCATATTGGCTACCTTTTAACTGTGCTTCAATATCTTGTCGTCTTTTTTCTGCTTGGTCGCGACGAGCTTCAGATTTGATAACATATGGCAACTGAATAATTAAATCTAATTTGCCAGAACTTGATTGTTGATCAACAGCATCAAGCATGTTTAGTTTATTGATTAATCGTTGCAAAGTTGAGTTTGGTTCGTTCATTACTGAATAAAAAGGGTTCTCGACTACCGCAACAAATTTCTTTTCCAAAACAATGTCTTCGCGTCTACCAATAGCTTCATTGTAAAGACTAATTTTGATATGTTTTGGGTACCATTCAACAATCTCACCTACGCGAAGTGTTTTGATATCGAAGCTTGCCGACTCACTAGGATTAATTGTAGTGTCTATTGGAACAATTGCCGCAACACCTTTATCGAACAATGTTAAAGCAATGTCTTGTTTAAAAGCTCGAGCAGCTTGATCAATATTTGCCTCGACTGTTAAACATTGGTTTAAACCACTATCGATATCTTCAAGATACCTTTCGTTATCGTCAAGACGAACGTGACGCATTTCAGCGGCAGCAGTATCAACACTTAAACGGTTATAGATTGAGGACACAATTGATTTTTCACTTGATAATCTTAATCGGGCTCGATCTGGTCGTGCGCTATATGAAGATCCATAATCAAACGTCGATGGTGCATATAACATGTTCGGTTCAAAGAACGCATTCCATGCATGACGTAAACGATTTGGCATTTTAGCCATTAATGACCTCCCTTCTTATATAGGTGAGATAGGTATTTATAAACCGCTAATGGCGTCAATTTTTGCTTGCATTTGTGTAGCCAGATCAGCAATCGAAGCTTCTGCACTTGCTTTGACATCGGTAACGGTTGAACCAGTAATAGGTAAGGGCGCAAGTGGCTCTGTTATGACTGAAAGTCGATCAAGTTCTGCTTGTTCTTTCGCAAAAAGATAAGCGTTTTGGGCATCGCGCGCAAGAGCATAAGCAGTCAATTGCTCCGTAGTTGGAGGTTGCATACCTTCTGGTAAGGTTGGTGGTGTTTGTGTCATAATTATTATCCTTGAAAAACGGGGTTAGATACACGGACAGATGTGCTATCGGTAGCAATACCAAACGATTGTACAGAGAACAAACCACCATACGCATCATCACCAGGTGAGGCAGGCATGCGAGCATTAAGTGGACGATTTGTTGCCGTTGCATTTTCTGGGCCAAGCCATTCCCTAGCAGCCCCAGCAGTTTTGCGAACCGTCATACGCAAACCAAATTTTTCTACTAACAACCAATCGTTAGCAGCAATAGTCATACCACTGTCTAACGTTACATTACCGGCAAAACCATCCGAGTTTAGAATAATAACAGCTCCGGTAGAATCGATGCGAGCACAGTGACCGTAAGGCGTGCTACTAATACCAATCTGGCCAATATAAAAAAATCTTCCCGACTCGGGTAACGTTGTAATTTGTATCATAGCAGAGAAAAATGCTAAGGGAGCGGTAGAACCATAACGAGTTCTGCCCAAATATGCTATAGACCCACCTGTTGCAGAATACCAAGTACCACCAAACGTCCCAGATCGCGTCATATCAGAAGGCACAGTTCCTGTTGCCGCACCTGTTAAATTTGAATATTTAACTTGCCACCCAGGAATTAAGTCACCTGCTTCCATAGACTTAGAACGGTACGGTAAAGAAACATGATTCCCATATGGGTCAATCTGCCCATTAGTTGGCCATGTTCCGGCAGTCTTTGGTCCTATCAGTTTGGTAAAAGTTTGACCGGCACTGCCTCCCTCATACGCTAAAACCATAAAATCATCGTTTGCGCCGTTGGCGTTATTTGCGGTTAGTGCATCAATCTGGGTAATAACCTTTCCGTCAGCTCCTCCAGCAGGAGTGGCCCAAGAAATAGTGGAAGCTCCAGCCGTCAAGACCTGGCCAGTTGTACCCTTGCCTAGTCGTGTCAATGATGAGGCACCATTGGCAACAATTATATCACCTACTGTGGTCACCGTTGAAGCAGGTATTGCGTTGTTTCCGGCTTCATAAGCAATACGAACAGAGTTTGGTGTAGCGGCCTTGACGGTTGAAGTTGATATTACTGAGTCCTCAAGTTGCACCGCACCCTTCACCGTTGTACTTGCATCAGCAATGCTCAACGTTCGGTTAGCAGATAGATCTCCACCACCAGCCAAAGGTGCGGTTGTGCTTAATGTACGAGTTGCAACAACGGCCGTTCCAGTGACCTGTGAAGGCGCAATAGTCAATGTTGATTGGGCCGCATTCTTCCACAAACCAGTTGCAGAATCATACTTCAATAAATCGCCATTAGCTGTGCTTGTAATTAAAACATCATGTAATTCGTCAAGCTCATAACCATTCTGGATCTTAACATAAATCTTACCTGTAGACGGATTATCAAGCACAACATTACCCAAATATACAAGGTGTGTCGGCGCAACAGGCTTTGTCGTTGTCCAACCGCCAGCAGTCGTACCGGACAAATAAATCGGATCTCCGTCTGCTAATGCAGCAGAAGTGTCAAGACCGTCTAAATATCCCGACACCATTACTGAACCAGTTGCATTGTTAGCAATTGCTGAAGCAGTAAAGCCTAGAGTTCTAGCGCTTGTGCTTTCTGCGTTCGCGCGAGCGAGAGAAATATTTGGATGGGTGCCATTTGACCCTGAGATATAAACTACAGAGCCCTTTGGAATTGTGACTCCGGTAGCATTTCGAGCCGTGGTATAAATTGGATCACCAACGGCATACGATGGTCCGGTTGCTCCGGTTGCGCCAGTTGCGCCGGTAGGTCCTGTAGCTCCGGTTGCCCCTGTAGCTCCTGCAGGGCCACGAACATTGCCGGCATTAACGGTTGAACCGTCGTACTTAGTTAGAATTAAGTTGTCACCTGAGATTGCTCCTGAAACAACAGACGCTGCCTCGATTGCAAGCATACGCGCTGCTGTTAACACGGTTACTGTTGCCATTGTCATCCTTTCTTTTGTGAAGTTATTCGAACGCTTCTTTGTGCGCTTTGAAAGCAATATAAGCGTCCATAAGGGCGGCTACATTGTCGATTTTTTCTTCTTGTCTTTTCTTTAAAAGTTTTCTGTTACCATTTGTGTCTTCTAAAGTAATGGCATTACCCATGGCAAAAGACATTAGTGATTGATCGAATAAAAGCATTCGTTCTTCACTTAAAATTTTTAGTTCGCCCAAAGGTACAGACTCAGTTTTTGCACCTTGAATTACTTTCTCAATACCAAATGGGCCATTCTCGGCTTCCCATCGAGCAACAAATTCTTTAGCGTTATATGGGTCAAAACCCAAAGCTCTCACGTCGTATTCTGAAGCTTGAATGAACTGATCTAGGTCCTCATAGACCTCCATCATGTCAAGCACAGATCCTTCGAGTACATGTAAGCTACCTTCTTTGGTAAACTCGTCATACTTGGAACGCATAGCTCCTGGTAGTTTCATTTGTGTAAGGGAGGAAATATAACTACGTGTCTTAACGCCGTAAAAGCCATTGCCCAGCGGGAACAAAAATGTAAAAGCACAAAAGTCATCTCCCTGTGAGAGGTCAGCGCCAAGAGCGCATGGCATTTGCCAGAAATCACGCTTTTTGTGCGGCAAAGTTTCTTCGTATGTGAAGAAATATGTATAACCTTCCATAGGTATACCAAAACGTTTCGCAAGAATATCATTCCTTGCTGCTGGAGCTTTCTCAGCCCGCTCAACGTCTAGTTGATAGGTTTCATAACTAACGGTAATTCCCAAATTTGGATTAGCTTTTTGCCACATTGCGGGATCTGCAACTTCTTCTAATGAATCAAGCTTATAGTGCCAAATCGAAATATGTGGAGCAAAGTATTCACCTTTAAGAATATCACTAAGCTCCATCTTAATTGTATCACCTGAGCCGTTACGAACCGTTCCTTCTGAACTAATAGCAACGATCAAATAATCATCTAATTTAGATGCACCTTGCTCAATTGCGCCAACAACATCTTCTCTTAAGTCTCCAGACAGCCATTCGTCAATTGTAGATACTTTTGGACGAAGACCTTGTAGCTTATTGATGGCCATTGGGCGGATCTCAAGCATCGAACCGGTTAAAAAGTTCTCAATTCCCTTTTTAGTTGATGCTAATTTAATCCGCATAGCTCTAGAACCAGTTGTATTCTGCATTGAACCTTCGGTTAGAAATTTAAATAGAGGTCCTCGCGCGCGCGTGATAGCGGTGCGAAACGGAGCCATTACTTCCTCAGCTTGTTTCATTGTTGGAGCCGTTGTGATTTGATGCGTTGTTGCAGTATCAACATTTAGAAAATATGCTTGAATGCATTCAGCATACATAGACTTAGCTGCACCTCGAGCAACAATCAAATATTGTTTTGTAATCAATCGTTTTTTAATTGTTTTCTTAACATACTTTCCGCCGTGATTGTCTGCCGAGGGCTCATAAACACTACGTTCAATAAAGTAATACCAACCAAAAATTTGCTCAGACCATAATTTAAAAGTATCTAATAAATGCAAATCGCTTCCGTCTGTCAATGTCAGTTCGTTTTCACAATAAAGAATAAAGCCATTAACAGCCTCATCGTCGTAATACATGTTTGGGTTTGCAATTAAAGCGTCAATTCGATTCATCTCTTGTGCAATTTCTCGGTTTACTGGTATGTCTCCCCGTAAAACAGAGTCTCTGAATTGTGCATAATATATCGGAGTAGCTGTATTTGATAATCCCATTATGCACCTCGTTTCTGTTTAGGCAAGACGATGTTTACCTGCTCCTGCTGCAAATATAGACTTAACGGCTACCTTGCCAACCGTTTGCGTACCTCGATGTTGACCTGTTGCTTTAAGACCTCCACCAACTGCGCCAGCAATTGGGCCAGCTTTACCTTTAATGATAAGTGACTTACCTTCATTTAAAAGGATTGCTTCAATTGCTTTTCGTCCAGCGGATTTTGTCTTTGTTTCAACTGTTAATTTACTATATTGTTGTTCAAGATTCAATCGTGTCACTAATGCTTGCAGTTCTTTATTGTCAAGCGAAGACACAGTACTTTTTGCAGCTCGTTGTTTGTAAGATGCAGCATTTAAAGCGTCTTCAGATGGAAGTCTTCCGCCTCCACCTTTAACTTTAACAATTCCGCCGCCAGGTTTAATTTTTGCGGTAACTGGAGTTGAACCTCCTCCGCCGCCAGACGGATTATCGCGTCTAACGCCCCAACGCATACCGCGAATGCCAACGTGCTTAAGAACTTCTTCGGTCGCTACTCTTCCGAGGTTGTTTCCGTCTGAATCGGGGGCGTCCATCCCTCCTCCTCTCTGTAAGTGCTAATCCTCCAGCCAAGTTCTGTGATTTGATCTTGAATTGCGGACATAGCATATGATGTTGATGGTGGATCGAATAGAAGGCGGACTCTCAAATAAACATAAGATTTAACTGAGTTTAAACGAAGGTCCGAGTCTAGAATATCGTTCCAGACTGGTGTAGAATTGCTAATCATAAACCCTTCAACGGGTCCAACCCCTAATTGATTTAATGTTGCAAACGTAGAGTTGATATGCATAATAATATCTTGGTCAAACGCCGTGTAACTCGAATCAATACCTAGAATTTTTTTGGTACTGTTAAGTATACTCTCTGTCATGGTCTCACCTCCTTGAATTTATTTAATTTTTTTGTTAACAAGTTTTTGAATAACTGCTGGATCGTAACCAGCTTTTTTCAATCGATTCTTACGTACAGTGCCAGTTCCCCACAGACCGTGAATCACTTCGTTTGCAATAACGGCGTTAGTTTTCTTAACAGGTTTTGGCTTTGGTTTGGCAACAACCACCGGCTTGACTATTTTATAGTTCGGTCGACCATAACCAACCACGCCAGTTTTACGAATTTTACGCCAAACTCCTCCGCCAACACGTGACCCAGCTTTGTTAGTGTTGCCCTCAATGGTTACAATTGAACCATCTTTCATTACAGCTTCAACAATACCAACATGGCTAATTCGATCGACGTCATCGTTTGGGAAATTGAAATATACAATGTCCCCAACACGAGGCGACGTATGCCATTGCTTTTTTGATTTAAACCACGCAGCTCCGGCTGGAGTGTACGCATGCTTAGGGATGATCGTCGTAGCTTTTGCTTCGTTTGCAACCCAAGACACAAACATAGCGCACCATGGTTTATTGTTTAGACCATACCAAGCGCCATACTTATTATTGTTGTTGGCTTTTTCTTTATAACCAATTTGGGTTCGCGCTACGCGCAAGACATCTTCGGATGTTGTCATCTTAAACTACCTCAGTTTCATTTGTAGACTCAATCACAAC